CTTTTATGCACGTCAATAAGTCGCCTAATGGTGATAAATCTGTTTTGGAATTTATACAAGTTATCAATCCAACACCTTTTTGTCCAAATCAAGCGGCTCTTGAAGATAAAGGTAAAACTCCCATGCTTGTTGATCTTGTTATTGGGACAACAAATACTGAGAATCTCAATGCGCATCACTATTTTTCACACCCCTCTGCCGTTCAGCGAAGGTTCCCTTTTATAATTGAACCGAAACCTAAACCAGAGTATGTGAGGGAATGTGGAATGCTTGATTCTTCGAAAACCAATATCACTGGAGGTGGCTATCCAGATTATTGGACATGGACAGTTAAAACGGTTTCTCCCGTTTCTATTCATGCTCAAAACAAAAATGCCACATTAACAGTTATACACGATAATGTAGATTTGAAAACTTTTTTGTTATGGTTTAATAAAGCCATTCATGATTTTGATAGGAATCAAACAAAAATGGTTTCTTCTCTTGAAGCTATGCGAAATACTCAAATTTGTACTATATGTGAGTTACCTAATGATATGTGCATCTGCACCCTGCAGAGCACAGATATTAAAATTGATATTGTGTCAATTATTATATCCACTATTTTATCTCACATACTCGCACTAATATATGTTTTTTGCATTAAATCATACTTTATTAAGAAATATTCTTGGTTTTTTCCTTCCTCTATATCTAATCGAGTTAAAAATCTTCGGCGTAGATATATGCTGTGGTATAATCAAGATATACGTAAGTATTTCCATGATATGGGTGATTTTGTTAGGGAAGACATTGGTTATCCATTATTATTTGCAAGTTTAGCATCTTTATTAGCTTGCGGGCTTGTAATAAATAGGTTAACTAAAACAGCAACATCATCAATCCAGGGTGCCAACCACTCTAAGCCTACTCCTTCTTCTCAGGATAAACTTGGACGTAAGACTTGGTATACAGATAACTATGTTTTGAGCACTTTTGATGTGTCTCCGCAAACTACATCAATGGCATCTATGTCATTAGCTGACATTAATGCTTTAATGGGTAGAGATTGTGTGCATATTGAGACCTCTCTTCCAAAGAATTCTGGCGTTCGAATTGGAAAAGCAGTATGTTTGCAAGGTAATCTTTATATTACAAATAATCATAATATACCAGTGATTGATGATCAAACCATGTTGAGCATCACGGCATCTAATCATTCTTGTAATATTAATGGTAATTTTAATATGAAATTATCATCATCTCAAGTTACTAGATATCCTGATGTAGATTTGTGTGTTATTGTTGTGCCCAATATTCCACCCAAACGCGGCATATTTAAATTCTTACCAAATAAGGATTTTAAAGCCAAATTTAATGGTTCATTGGTTAAGCGCAATAAAGATGGATCCCTAACATCGTCTACTATTGATTGTATTATGAGAGTTGATAACGCCAATATTCCTCAACTTTCAGCTGTTTCTAATGTTTGGAGTGGTAAAATAAAACAACCCACAGTAGATGGTGATTGTGGTGCTTTATTAATATCACAGACCGCTATGGGACCTGTAGCTGTTGGTATACATATTATGGGTGAAGATGAAAATGTAGTTTCTATAGCTTTGACTCGCGAATTTTTTGCTGATGTTATTGCTAAACATCCTTTGATGTGTATACAATCATCAGAACCTAAGATATCTGCTATTGATCATCCTAGATCTATTGGGCCATTACATTATAAAGCTAATATACGCTTTATAGATAGTGGTGTAGCAGATGTTTATGGATCTTTTGATGGATTTCGAGGCACTCATAAGAGTCGTGTCGAATCATCCATTTTGAAGGATTATTTGATTAATAAAGGATATAAGCTTAAATTCGGAGTTCCTGAGATGCGATCCTGGGAACCTTGGTATTTAGCTTTGTCCGATTTAA